CGTCCTGTTTACCAGACGCTATACTTAGTGATCACCCACAAGGGGTGCCTTCCGCACCGGAGTACACCGGATCGGGGTGTTTCTCCCCTCGCAACTATGAACGTTCCTTCACCGTCACTACCGAGCCGAATAGAGTGTTTCAGCAAGGCTGGAGCTATCTTTCATCAAGCTCTGATCTTCAGGGCATCACATAAGAGCCTACTTCAAATAGGCAGGAGGGCCCGCGACCACATCGCTCCTCTCCATCTCCTCATACGGCGGTAGCTCACCGCGACAATCGACTAGCAAAAGATCAAAAACCGAGGTCATGATCCGGTCGAACTCGCGAACTGGCAATGGAGCTGCAAACGCCGCCTCCCTCTCCTTCCTACTCTCTTTTCTCTCTTCCCTTGCGTTACGTAATCGAAATGTAAACTCAGCGTCGCTACACCAAAACAGGGGCGCATACGGGACGGCCCAAGACCTAGGTCTGGGCTGAGAAGTCCTAAGCGCCCACTGGATGGCTTCGCTAACATCGTCTTCCACTCCTTTCCAGCCGACTCCCCATTTCCAGGCAGCGGTCTCGTCAGACGAAAAGGAACTCTCTTCACTACTCAAGAAGCCCCGCGGCACCAGCGAGATCAGATCCGCCGGTAGCTCAACGTGATGCTTCTTAATAGGAACAGAGACGTCGATCCTTTCGAAAAACAGACCAAACACACGAGCCAAACGAGCAGCAAGTGTGCCTCTAAAACCCAGAGACGGTAAAGAATAAGCGAATTCCCTCATCGTACCGACGTGGTACTCGAAAAACACTTTTCCGGCCCTCCAACGCAGCTCACCCTCCAATCCCGCTACAAAGTCCCGAAACGAGTAACCCAATCCATTGGGGACGGTCTGCTGCCTAAGCATGCCAAACCTCAGGGTTCTCACAAGAGCTAGCCTCCCACCTTCATCCCACCGAAAGCACGTCGAATTCAACGATCCCCAGTCAGAATCCACGCCCGTCTTCACCTTTTCCACCTCAAGACCGACAGTCGGCACAAAATCCATCCAAGCCTTCGAAAAGGCCGGAGAAGATTGAAACAGAATGTCGTCACCATTGATCAAAACCGGGCCAAACTCGCCAAGATCTTTACAGACCCAGCGGTAAGCCAGAAAATTCACAAGGCACAAGAGGGGAAAGGACAAATAAGAGCCCATCATCTGACCTCGGACCGTATCCACCGCCGCCCACTCGGGGTCACGTGGGGTTCCTAGGTTACGATACAACATAGGGTCAAGGGAAGCAAGCGCGTATTCACGCACCGACAGGGGAACCGACGTACAATTAGTCATAAGCGACTCCA